CGGTCCATGCGTTTGTGTACGTCGATGACTGCAGCGTGAACTGAGTTGTAGAAACAACAGTCACAGCCCAGGTGCCGTTAGCTTCTGTCGTGCCGCCGACCCCGGCAATAAACACCGTGTCGTTGGTTGATAGTCCGTGGGCAGTTGATGTGATGCGAATCAATCCGCTGCCGTTGTCGTCAACGTTGCTGATTGTTGCAATGGCTGTTGCGCGATCAATATACATTTTTTTATAAATCCAAACTTAAAGTAAACTCTGGGTTAAGCGGGTCTTCGGGATCTGGCAATGGTCCGCCAGTATCATCGACGCTGCTCCCGCTACAATCCTCAACTAATACCGTCCATGCTCCGCTAGTATTTTTGCCGATTGTCATTGGCTTACCGCTGATACCGACTGCAGCGCCAACAGGGTTTTCGACCATAACTGTATCGCTTGTCGGCCTGTACTGCCCATCGGCTTTTTCAGCTACTCTGCACGATGCGATGCTGGGTGTCATCCGCTCTGTTGTTGCGTCCCACGTCGCTGCCGGTATGCCGCCCGATGGCGGATAAACGTGCTTGATCGACGAGTTGCCGCCGCCTCTAACACGCCCATCGACATAAGTCCCTTCGACCGATCCGATGCTGTTTAGTAGATCGGTAGCATCGCGGATGTTAAAGCCATACGTCTTTTCGTCCGGCATGGTTACACTCGCAAAAACGTCGAAAAGTTTACCGGCGCAAACATATCAAACTCCAGTACGGCTGGTTTGCTGCCCGTTGCAACCTTAGCTCCGCTACCATCAAGCCCGCCGAGTATAACGCTGCCATCAACCAAATACGGCTTGTACACGCCGCCCTCTATGTGGACCGTGCCTACATCTAGTCGCTTGTGCATCCATGTCTGGCTGTTGTATTTTAGCGAGTATTGGGTAAGTCGCCTGCGTGCTCCGTAGTAGTATCCAATCACTGAGCTGAGCACAGTACATAGCAGCGTTTTCGCGGGTCGCCCCAAAAAAGTTGCGCTATTAACGACCTCATTTCGCTCTATTATTTGCTCATCGGTTATCAGTGCAGACTCAAACTGAAAAAACTCCCAAACTGGAATATAGCGAGCCCGAATTATTCCAGTCTCAAACGGCTGCCCAGCAGAGTTGGCGACAGCATCATCATTCATGTCTTTCGTTACATGCTCTTGCAGTCGCTCGAATTTTGTTTCGTAGACCGGAACCCATGCGTTAGGGTCTGTGCCCTCTGGATCTTGGCCGCTTTGCCGCTCATCAACCTCGCTGGAAAACTCGCAAGTGACATCCCAATAGTCAGCTCTATCTGGTCGCCTAGTCGCTTGCTTTGACTTGCATACACTGAGCCCATACGACGATACGGTTACATTGACTAATGGTAGCTCAGGAGTGCTGACTACGCTAATTCGGCTAGTGTCTTTCGATTCTGCCTGCACTAAAAAGTTATAGCTCTCGTCGATGATCGGGATACCGCCATTCGATCTAATCGATATTTGGGCTGGGCGAGTCTCTCCCAAAAATGTGTTTGCCATTTACCTAATCCTCGAAAATCTGTTTTGCTTTTGCTCCTCGAGTAGCTTCTTCAATTGCTCGATAATCGCTTCATCGCCTGCAGTTGGCTTGTCATCAAGTGTTGCTGAGCCTATAGCCGCGTTGACCTGCTGAGCCATAAATCTAGCCGCATCAGCGCTACCTACCTCAATCCCAGTGCCGGGGCCCTTAGCAACTTCGGATTGTATTCGACCGTACCTGCGCTGGGCCTCTTCAGCTGCTTGCGTTGCCATCTTATTGGCTTTGTCGCGATCCTTCGTAAAGCTGTCCCATGCGTCAGCATTGCCGTTGATTAAATCCTGAAATCCGCTTCGATCTTTTGCGAACTTATCCCACTCTGCTTTGTTGCCGTCGATCAGTTCGCTGAAGTCTTCTGCTGCTGCATTATTCTTTTGCCTATTTCTCGCGATCTCGTCTTTCGTTGCTTGGCTCGTCAGTGCTTCTCGCTTTTTCAGGACATCCTCAAGCATCTTATCACCCGTCGAAAAGTCTAACGCCGCAGCCATAGCCTTGGGATCAAGAGGGCTCTTGGTTGCTGCGTAGACCTCATACAGGTCAATTGCGTTGCCTGTCGCTACGACGATAGTGTCAGCAAACAGCCTTGCATTATCACGCAATGAGACAAAGCCATCCTTCAGCCCCAGCACCTTATCGGCTAGCACTGCCATAGCGGGTGCAAGCTCAGCTACATAAATCGATGCAATACCCTGGACTGTTTGCATTACATCCTCGAGCTTATCGTTATACTCGCTGATAAACTCGAGTTGCTCGTTAGTCAGTCCGTTAGTCCGCTCCCATTGATCTGCTAACGCGCCGATCTCGCCTGATCCAGCTTGCAAAACTGCGAGCAACTCAATGCCAGACTTGCCAAACAACTCTGATGCACGCTGAGCCCTTTCGGTCTGCGTTGACATGCCGCTAATTTCCTCAGCGACTCGCCGGAAGGCATCTACAGCGTTTTCGCCTGGCTCGACGAATCCGCGCTTCATTAGCTCGCCAAGAGCTTTACCGACAGCTCCCAATGCGTCTTCGCCGCCTAGACGCGATGCAGCGAACTCAAGACTTCCAAGCTCGTTAAATGACAGCCCTAACTTTTTGGCTTTGTCGGCTGTTGCATCTAGCTTGTCGGCGATCTCGTTAAATGCGTCAAATTTATCGACCACGAAACCGACAGCGTTACCGACTAAATCGATACCATTACGAATGCCGCTGACAACATTACCAAACTTAGAAGCAATAGTAAGCATGCTGCCACCTTGCTCAGTGTCTGCTGCTGCTGCTTTCCTGGCCTTATCTGCATGTTGCTCAAGCAGTCGATTGTAAACGTCTTGAGTTATTGCCCCGGCTTGCAGTGCCTTGTCTAGCCTTGCCTGGGCTATGGCCAGTTCTTCGACTGGAGTTCTCGCCGCCGCGATGTCTCGTTTGAGCATCGCTGTTTCACTGCGGGAAATCTTACTTGCGTCGATGTAAGACGACGCATCGAGCCCAAGAGATACTGAGTAGGCATTAATTGTTGTGACCATGTAAAGCCTCCAGTATCGCCTGAGCGTTTTCTATTGAGTCGTCTTTTTGCTCTGGCCTGTAAATCCACTCGCCAGGTAGGTGACATGCAGCTAAGTTGTCTACGCTCTGTAATACCGATTCAACCGAATCTTGGCCAAACTCCGCTATTAGTGATCGCTTCACTGTTGCTGCAACTGCCGCCATCACTGCTTGCTCGTTTCCCCAAGGTTCTATCGCGTAGTAAGCCCGCCAAACGTTTAGCACTCGCCTTGGGCAACTCTCCAGCCACTGCTCTGGATCGTCGATTCCAAGCCGCAAGCAAACACGACAGGCTAAGACCCAATCTCGGTTGAATCGCTTTCTTTTGGGTCGCGTTCTAAGTCCTCGTCATCGAGTCCGTTAAGCTTTGAAATTACAGCGATAAGCGGGCCAGTAATCTTTCGCGGTTGACTGATCCATTCTTCGGCTGTCATTTTGCTGCCATCGTCAACATCCTCAACGCACTCGGCCAGCCAACAAGCATCAAGATAGCCAGGTTTCTTGACTTTCTTCTTTGCCGCCTTAGCCGTGATTTCTCCACCATCGAGCAAGCTTTTGCCGATACACCTGAAACGGATTCCAGATACAGTAACAATCTCGCTCGGTACTGTTACCTTTTTCAGCTTCTCACTCAAGCTCATCGTCTTCGTCGTCCTCGTTTTGCGTTACAGTCGAATCCGGCGCACCAGCAAACCGGATATTTTCTTTTCTTAGCTTCGAGCACTCAGCAGCAACTATCTCGCCAAGCTCTTTGGGGAAGTCAACCAGTCCGGTAAACACTTTCGCGGAATGCGAAACATAACCAACTGGCTTCCATATTCCCAATTCGTTTTTGGCGTAAACCTTGTCCTGGCCGGTTGATTTCTCAATCGTCCCAAACTGAGTTCGTTTTGGCACCGTAAAGTGCTCTAGCATTACCTCAAGCTTTATCATTACGACCCTCGCGTGTATGTCGGTCCTGTGTCGCCGTTGGGCGAAAAGACAATTTGGCCTTTCATTACGACGCCATTTTGTAGGTCTGGTATCTTAATCGCAGTTACTACTCCAGACGCAACGTAGGTTGCAGCGTTAGTAGTCGTCTGAGCTGGCCCAATCGGGAACGTAATTGTCGCAGTGTCAACCAGTCGCGTGATCGCGACAGCGGTAGCCGCTTGGTTAAACACAAAGTCAATTGTGATGTCGCCAGTCTTTTGCAGGTCGCTTGCAATTCGCTCTTGAAAATCAACAGTTCCTAGCGTCGAACTGTCGAGCATCTCCAGCGTGTTCGCACCAATAGTAATTTTTTCGACGCGCAAGGCGGACGCTGCTGTTTGTGTGGTCAGCGTGAACGTAGCCAGATTACCAGTGTCGCCCATAAGTGACATTTTTGTGTTTTCCTAAGTCTTGAGCCAATGAACCATTAAATCAAATGAGACAACGTGTCTCTGATTGTCGCCGCCAGTAGTGTCTTCGTCCTCGTACTCACGACGCCCATCCTCCACCATTACGCTCCGTATTTGCGTCCCTGTATAAACGCCTTTTATGGCGTCGATACCCGACCAGACTATTGAGTCCGCTACTGCCCTGCACGTCTCTGGAGTAATCGCAAAGCATTCGAACTGAATCCGCGTTGACACAATGCCCGATAAGCCTCTTAGGTCGTGGTCAAACGACTCCGAAAGTATTCGCATTACAACCGCCGGAATCGTCGCCTTTTGTCGCAGTCGCTTCGATTCAATGCGTTGCCCGACAAGATCGGTAACGCCCGTTCTTGTAAGCAAGTATTGTCGCACTGATTTGATAACGTCTGCCAAGCTATTTAGCCTTCATCATTTGATCTGTTTTTTCTTTTAGCTTTGTTTTCATCGCTTCGAGTTGCTCAGGCTTTGTCTCGTCGAATGCCTGAACAATCCAGTTGCGAATCTGAGCGACAACCTTACCAGTCACCTTGCCCCACAATACCTGTCGCCTGCCTTTTGGTGACGTGTTAAAGTAAGCTTTATTTCCCGCCGGCCACTCTGGGCCGACAACGCCAACAGTTCCCTTTTTGTACTTTCTGACTACTCGCTTAATAGTTTTCCAAAGTGGTATGTTCCAGTCTGCCGCGTTGATTTGCGTCTTACTTCGCTTTTTCGCTGTGCCTGTTTTGCTTGATCGCGGGGCTAACTCTCTGGCTCGCTTCACAATGGGCTCGACGCCTGCCTTAATCACCGCATCGCCTACCGCGTAGCGTTCGAGCTTGCCGACAGCATCAAACATTTGATCTAGCTCCGCATCTGTCGGCATGTTTATTTTAATGTCAAGCTTGTTCGCCATTTGCCCTACAGTGCAACTCGAGATATCGCTTGCCGCCTTCAATAGGCTTTACGTACACTACGCCGTACTCAATTCCTTCGTGCATAACCTTTTGCGTTGGCTCGTATCCTGTGCGATAATGCACTACAAACACCGCAGCTATCGTTGCTTCAACCTGCCTGCCCCTCAAGCCTTCACCGCCTGACGTTGGCTCAAAAGACGCTGGTTCGTCTTCTACCAGTGTTGTCCAAGTCTCTGTCCTGTCTCCAGCGTCAGACACGGAGATCGTCAACGATTGAACGTCGATTCTCTCGCGCATTGCGCCTACCCTAAATCCTCTTGACGGTCGCCATGTCACGGATAGGTACTCCGCATGTATCGCCGGACCAATGCTTCATATGCTGAAACGCTCATCATCGCTTCGCTCATGACCATATCACGGTTTTCAAAATAATGACCAATCAGCAAAAGCATCGCTTGCTTAGCTATTGCTGGAACCGTAGCAGCAGACGCATGACCAGCGATGTAGTTCACCGTTACCGCGTCCCACCTATCAACCGTCATTGGCCAGTCTTTTAGGTAGTTTTCTCGAACGACTCGGCTCGAAATGTCTAGCGAGTAGATCGACGTTGGCACAGTTGCTAGGTTGTCCGCTGTGTCGTAGTAGGTAATGCTCGTAACGGATTGCACTGGCCGTTTTTGCAAGTGTATTTCAATCGGAAAGTATGGGAGTGTCATCGACAAAGATTGCTGCATTACAGCGGTGTCTGTGTCGTTTTCCCATTGCTCTCTGGCAGCTTGGATCAGCAGCGTTATTTGGCTATCGTGCGTTGTGTCGCTTGGACTTAGCTCTAGCTGCTTCTTCGCCTGCGTTAGCGTTACCGCTTCGGTCGCTGGTGGCGTTACAACTATCGATCTGTTCGTGTTCATCGCGTCCATAGATCGCTTTGCCTCTCTTGACTAGTTCCGAACAGACACCTGGCCCGATGTCGCTGATCTTGTATCGACAATTTTTCCGCCAGTTCTTCCAGTCGCTCACAAACTCAATTTCAGTTGCCATTCTGCTCTGCCCATTCGTTAACGTAAATGTGCTTTGCTTCCATGTTTTCATCGAACACGGCAACCATCTCCTCTAAATGGCCAAGCCGGACGCCTGGGTCGATGTAGATTGAGTTGCCTGCTTTTTCCCACTGAAGCCAAAAATGTACATCGTCGTCTATCTTGTCGTCGTCCCATCCACCAGCCGCGTTAGGCGTTGCCATAAACCACGGCTTCGGTGTTGACCTCAACTTTTGTAAGTCGATGACTGTTAGCCCAAAGTGCGCTGTCTTAGCTTTCAGCGGGTATCCAGTCCAATCAACCGTTATCGTCTCGTCGTCTCGCTTGGTTCCACCGTGGACAGTTCCAAGCATCGTTAGCTTGCTGCGTCTGACCTGTATGCCAGTGATCGCGTCAATTTTGTCCTCCTGAGCAATCAAGCTCAACAGCCGCTGCAACTGCTTTGGGGTAAACAGCGTGTCACCGTCTACTGTTACCGCATAGTTACAGTCTGTCTCGACTAATTGCTCAAGCATCTTCTGCATGCACTGGCCGTAGTAAACGCCGCCTGAAACTGTTAGCGGAATGCCGAGCTGCCTCAAGCTGCGCTCGATCTGGTTGCGTGCTGCCGTGCATTCATACCTCGCAGCGGTCATTACTGCCGCCGCCTTAATTTGTTTTTCCACCGTTTTCGCTCCGGTTGAACTTGTTGATTACTAGCCGACTACGACGCAATTTGCGTTAGCGGAGTTAGCGCCTTGCTTGTCCATAACCAACGCACTGACGCAGCTTGTAATTACAGCGCCGTTGGTAGTGGTGTCTGGAGTGACGACGACTTGCAGAAACTTCTTGCGTCCCTTTAAGTCGACGTTAAAAACAGCTACCGCGCCTGCGGTGTTGTCCAGAACCGTTGAGAAATTAGCGTCGAAAGTGGCAAATGTTGTTGCCGAGTTCGTGTCGCTTTCCCGCAAGTTCAACACGACGTTCGTGCTGTTTGTGTTCGCCTCAGCACCTGCGACAATCTCGATAATCGCATAGTCTGCGCCTGAGGTGTCGATAGCTGCTGTGCGTGCTGTCGTAGCTGCTGTCACTGGAGCCAGCACGACCGACCTTACTGCCGATTGCAATGGTTTGACCATTATTTGTTACCTATTTTGCTTGGAAAATTTTTGAAAGGTCGCACCCGCCAGCATTACGCCAGCGGGTGCTAGTCCACCGGAGCGAACAGTGGCTTAGCCAAACTTCAGTTCGATGAGTCCGCCAGAATTCGATGCTGTTCCAACGTCATAGACATTGATGTCGTAGCGCTGGGTTGCTCGAATTGCGATTTGATCGCGAGTGAAGTAAACGGAGCTGTCGGTGGCCATCTGCATACCACGACGCCGCCCGATGTAGCTAGTCATACCGAGGTCGCCGAAGTAACCAAAGATTTGACCAGTTGCACCAGTGCCGCTATACAGCACCTGGCTAATGACGACTGGATACCCAAGGAACATCATCGGAGCACCGTTAGCCACATCGCTGTTGCTGTTGCCGCCGAGTGCGTTTAGCAGGCGCTGCATCACGTTTGCCCATGTGTTCTTATGTACGAACCACATTGGCATAATGCCGGGATATTCCTTGAGCTTGCCGACAGCATTTTCAAAGACAGCCATTGTCAGCGTGGCATTCGTTGTGATGCCGGTCGCAGTGACAGTTGAGCCAGCGAGCAGCGAAGCACCAGCACCGACGATGCCGCCATAGGTCGAAGTGCCATCGCCGTTAAATCCAGCGTTGTCTTCGTCATATGCGAACTTCGACGCGACTGATCTAGCCAAGATTTGAGCCAGCGAAATGACGCTATCTTCGTTAAGCTCGCTGTTTACAGCAGTTAAGCTCGCAAGCTTGCGGGCTTCAAGCCGAACGTTTGAGAACGACATATCAGAAGCAGTGATCTCGGAACCCTCACCAACGTAATAGCTAGTGATTTCGCCGTTGACGCGCGGAGCGTTATCGACAGCCCCGGCCATGTTCCACTGGCCAGCATATCGAGCGAACACGCCGTACTGCTCTCGCAATTCGATGATCGACGATTGCAGCGAATCAGGAACCAAGAAACCTCCCTTGGTATTGTCGCCAGTACCCATAGCGTTCTTAACTCGAACGCCGTTATCGTTACACCACTGCTTGGCCTTGCTATTACCGTAGAGTGCCGCACGAATCCATTGGCCGGACTTGTAAGCATCTTCAGCCGACGCAAAGACACCCTTGCGAAATGCTGATTTCACTCGCAGTGGGACCGCCAAACGAGCGTCTGCCGTTGGCTTAGTTGCCGGAGACCCGGGCTTTACTTGCATTTTCGAAGCAACAATAGCTTCGATTTTCAGAGCGTTTTCGAGTTGTGCTTCAACCTTTGGCTTTTGGGCTGAAACCTCGTCAACGATAGCTTGCTCGTCTGTGTTGATTTCGCGATTCTCGATTGTGGCGAGTTCGACGACGGCTTCAACGCGGGCCGTTAGATTGCGAATTTCATCTCGCAATTGCTGTGAAGATTTCATCTGCTTTCCTTCTGGTTTCCCAGCGCCAACAGACGAAAAAAGCGACGTTGGCGGCTGGAGTGAAAACGAAATAAACCGTTTTCAGTCCTGCTTTGCCTTTCGTCGCTAACTAGTTACGAGTGGGTTAAGCTGTTCTGAATTTTTGAGGTCTTTGCCTCAACACCTGCAATCGTAGCAATGTTGAACTAGATTGTCAACAAAATTATTTCAGTATCTTTGCACGCTGTCTGCTAACAGGGTAAGGACTTGGCTTTGTCTCGGCCCTTGGCTTGTTAAGCAATGCCGCTGGAGCGTTACGAAACCAAGATGCTACCATTGGCTCGGCTTCTGTTGCTTCGGCTTTGCCTGTGGATAGCCCAGCCTCGATAGCCGCGTCTGCTGTGTACCACGTTTCAGCGTCCAAGAGAGACATAATCTCTTCGTCGCTTGCGTCCATGTATTCCTTGTAGATCGAAACCAGCGACTCGTCATAAGTCGTTAGCACTTCAACCGCTTTTTGCATGTCGGCTGCATTGCCAATTGCAAAAGTTAAGGCGCGGTGAATCATCCACCGTCCACCTTTAGCCGTCGATCTATTCTCACCGGCCAGAGCGATGATCGACGCAGCACTAGCCGCCAGCGAATCGACAACAGTATCAACGCCGCCTTCGTGCCGCTTAAGTGCGTTGTAAATCGCTATGCCCTCATCGGCTACACCACCAGGGGAGTTGATCCTGATTGTAGCTCTGGTTTGCGGTCCAATTTCATCCAGGGCATTAATGACCGACAATGCGGTAATTCCACCGCCAAACCAATCGGCGCCGATAGTGTCGTAGATAAAAATCTCGCCTGCTTTTGCATTTACTTTAAGCACAATTGAATTTCCTCCATAAGCGAATGAACTCGATTTGGCCATGACTCTACACACTTTGCAACCGATTCGGCCAGTTCTTCCGGTTTGCATTCGCTCGCATCTAGTAATCTCCTACGCGACTCAGCACAATACTCAGTGGCAATCTCGCGATCCCCGCCAAGCTGCTCGATACCGTCCGCTAACTTGCTTTCCCATGCCGCGTAGAAACTATCCATCCAGTTCAGAAAATTGCTTTCTCCAGAATGGCCAGTAACCCGCTTGCATTCGACGCCAATCAGATTGCCCAGCATAGCCTGCGTTGCTCGCTGCTCTGTTGACTGAGATTGTGACGGCTCGCTTTGCTGCTTGTCGATCGCTGGGTTCAAATAGACATCACCGCCATCGTATGGATTCATATCTAGCATGTCGCGGCCTTCATTTGGCGACAGAACCCTAGCCGTAATTCCTTGGGAAATGTACGACATAGTCGCGGCTTTTTCTGTCCTTAGCAAGGCTCCATCGTTCCATTTCATGTAATATCCTCGCATTCGCTCTGACTCAGTGAGCAGCTTTATCTCGCACTCTTCCTCCCAAGCTGTCGTCCACGGCGCCAAGCAATTCTGACGATAAGCAAGGTTTTTCTGTTCAAGGCTTGAATAACTCGAATTGCTAGAATCTCCTAAAATCCCTTCCAGGCAAAACTGCAACGCGGCATCTTCTCGCTGAAATCTTCTCTGCTCAATAAACTGTGCGTCGTTGTTGTTCATCGCCAACACGTTGGCCTTAATGTTCTCTCGCAACATGCCGACTCGACCAGCGTTATCCGCCCCCTCGTGCTGTTCGCGGAAATGCTTTAGAAACTCTTGAGCGTCTGCCGCATTGCGGAATGCACCTTGCGGAGCTTCGAGCATCAATCCGCCCGCATAGCCCTTTTTCTGCTGTTTTTGCAAGTGCGTTTCATGGCCAATACCAATGGACCAGCTACGACGAGCCATCTCGATAAGTGAATAGCCTTTAACTCCGTCAAAGCCTAACCCTGGGATGTGCAGCACTTCCGAGTCGCGAAAGTACATCACCTTCTCGCGGTCTTCTTCTGGGATAGGTTCAAATAACGCAATTCGGTCGTCTTTGCCAACTAGCGTTCCATGCCACTTTTCACCGTCAATAATTGCCGAATCTGATCGGTCTGGCAAAATTGGAATTAGCTCGACAGGCACGCCGTTTTCCCTGCGAATGTACGCTCTTGCATTGCCCCATAACAAAGCGTGCATCATCATTTGACGCTTGAACTGGCTAGGCGTCTGGTATTCGTTCGGACGCCATCGGGTTAGCTTGTAGACAGCGTGCTTTGTCTGAATCGACTTTTCACGACCAAGAGCACGATGGACATTAAGCGGCATTATCATAAATGCACCAGTGATCTTACTGACGCAGTGCCACACTGGAGCGTAGCTTAACGCTCGCTCAGCAGTCATCGACTCACTAGCCTCATCGCCACCACCAAAGTAACGCTGAAACCATTTTCCTAAGCCTGATAAGTTCATGTCATACCCTAAATGATAAATAGACTTCCTGTCGCTCTTGCAGGCGCGAGTG